TCGTTGTTCCTCTTTCAAAGACTGGTGAAGAACTAGAAAAGGTTAGAGAAGAAAAGGACCAACCTATTAAGGGTGCCTATGTTAAGGACCCCAAGCCTGGCATGTATAAGTATGTTGTCTCGTTTGACTTGACTTCACTATACCCATCTTTGATCATGCAGTACAATATCTCACCTGATACAAAGATGTCAAAGGTTGACCTTACACCAGAAGATTGTTTAGACAATGCTGGTGTATTCCAAATGCATAAGGACGAAGCCAAGAGTCTTGACTATACACTCTGTGCTAATGGTACAATGTATAGAAAGGATAAGTTGGGATTCCTACCAGCACTAATGGAAAAGGTCTTTGCCGATAGAAAGCGATATAAGAAGCTGATGCTTGAAGCGAAGCAGAAGTTTGAGGTATCGAAAGACCATGAGGACGAGAAGAAGTACATCCAGTATAACAATATGCAGATGGCAAAGAAGATTCAGCTGAATAGTTGTTATGGTGCTTTGTCTAATATCTACTTTAGATTCTTTGATACTGAACTGGCTGAGGCTATTACATTATCTGGCCAGGTATCGATTCGGTGGATGCAAGATAGAATGAATGAGTTCTTGAATAAGACTCTCAAGACTAACAATGTTGATTATGTCATCGCTGTAGATACCGACTCGTTGTATATCACTCTAGATAAGTTTGTAGAGAAGGTGTATAGTGGTAAGTTGCCTGAGCGCGAGAAGATTATTCGTATGCTTGATAAGGCATGTGATGAGGTCTTCCAGCCATTCATTGAGAAGAGCTATGATGACCTTGCCAACCATATGCTAATCCATAGTCAGCGTATGCAAATGAAGCGAGAGTCAATTGCTGATAAGGGTATCTGGGTTGCAAAGAAGAGATACATTCTCAATGTCTTTAACGAAGAAGGTGTTCAGTATGAGCATCCAAAGCTAAAGATGAAAGGTATCGAGGCTGTTAAGTCCTCTACCCCAGCAAAGATTAAGGAAGCAATTAAGAAGTCGCTTGACATTATTATGAATGGCACCAAGGATGATTTTGCTAGGTTTGTAGAGGATTTCAAACAAGAATTTGACACATTACCATTCGAAGATGTTGCATTCCCTAGAAGTTGCCAAGGTGTAACCAAACACAAGATTGGAGGCAAAGCCATTCCAATTCATGTTAGAGGCGCTCTTGTCTACAATGCTTACATAAATAAGTTTGGTCTAGATAAGAAGCACAACAAGATTCAAGACGGGGATAAGATTAAGTTTTGTTATCTAAGAACACCTAATCCATTTTCAACAAATGTGATATCATCCCCTGGAGCGTTGCCAAAGCAGTTTGGTATCGATGACTATATTGACCATGATACTCAATTTGAGAAGTCATATATTGAACCAATGAAATCTATTACTGACAACATTGGTTGGGAAGTTGGCAATAAACAATTAACACTAGAAGACATGTTTGGGTAACTATATGCAAAAAGGTTATAACTTTGATTTTGGTTTCAGCGCAGTTGATGAAGATGAGCTAAAGAAGCTAACTGGGGCTGAACAAGAAACTGAAGAACTTTCAAAACTCCTTGATGAGCAGGCCACCAATGCTGAGCTCTATAAGGATACTGTTGTTCAAATTCAGGAAATGATTACTCCTCTTATCAACAACCTCATGCTTAACCCAAACAAGAACTATATCTACTGGCCAAATAGAGTTGATAAGATGAAAGTATTCAAGGCTGAGTTAGATAAGCTATTCACAATAGCCAAAGATGCTTCTTGATTATCTAGTCCTAGCTGTTGCACTAATTCTATCTGGTGTTGCTGGCTACTATTCTATAGTAGGCTTGGCAGCCATCTTTAGTGGCGCGTTTTTTTCCGTTGTCCTAATGGGCTCAGCTCTTGAGCTTGGTAAACTTGTAGCGGCTAGTTGGCTATACAGAAACTGGGAAGAAGCACCAAAGCTAATTAAGTACTATTTGTCGGTGGCTGTAGTTGTATTGATGTTTATCACATCGATGGGTATATTTGGTTACCTATCCAAGGCTCACCTAGAGACCCAAGCACTAATGACATCTGATGTTAGTGCCGAACTACAAACACTTAATGATACAATTGAATCTAGAACAAATACAAAGGTTCTAGTTGAAAAACAAATACAGAACATTGATAATACTCTAATCAAGTATATCGAAATGGGTTCTGTAACAAAGGGCCTACAAGAGAAAAGAAAGCTCGATGGTGAGCGTAGACAGCTTGAGGAAGAACGAAAGGCTGTCGAACAAGAGCTTGTAGAGCTGAAGTCTAAAAAGAATAAGTTGGATTCAGAAGTCAAAAAGATAGAAGTCGAAGTTGGTCCACTAAAATATATTGCGGAGTTAGTTTATGGGTCAGATGCGGAAAGCCATTTTGATAGTGCTGTTCGTATGGTTATTATACTTCTTATATTGGTCTTTGACCCTCTTGCCGTTATTCTTCTAATCGCTGCTAACTCTAACTTTGTTAACCGAGATAAAAAGATTCAACAAGAAAAACGTATTCAAGAGTTGAGAAAACTTGGAAAACGTGGTATAGTAGTCAATAAGAAAGAGATACTAAAGTTATAATTTATACTAAGAGGATAATATGTCAAGGTTTCTTCGTAATCTAGTTGAAGAGTTTAAGGATGAAGATACATCTATCGCAGAGGACGGTGCTGGCAGTGCTGAGTTCACAGGGAGCATTGACAGTGGTTCTTACTCTCTCAATGCTGCTCTTAGTGGGTCAATTTTTGGTGGCGTGCCAAATAATAAGATAACTGCTTTTGCTGGCGAGAGTGCTACTGGTAAGACGTTCTTTGTTCTAGGTATTGTAAAGAGCTTCTTGGATAGTAATCCAGATGCTGGTGTCATCTATTATGATACTGAAGCTGCTGTTACTCGTGACATGATGAAATCTCGTGGTATTGACACGAAGCGAGTAATCATTGCTGAGCCTGATACTATTCAGAAGTTTAGAGAGCACGGACTCAAGTTCCTTGAAGCATATGGCAAGACTGATGAGGCTGACCGTCCTCCAATGATGATGGTTCTTGACTCTTTGGGTATGCTATCGACTTCTAAGGAAATGGCTGACTCTCTCGAAGGTAAGGATACTAGAGACATGACCAAGAGTCAGGTCATCAAGGCTGCCTTTAGAGTCTTGACATTGAAGTGTGCAAAGTATAAGGTACCAATGTTGGTAACTAACCATGTGTATGCTATGGTTGGGTCTTATGTTCCAATGAACGAGATCTCTGGTGGTACTGGATTGAAGTATGCTGCTTCTACCATTGCTATGTTGTCAAAGAGAAAGGAAAAGGTTGACAACGAAGTAATTGGTAATGTCATTAAGGTGAAGATGTATAAGTCACGACTCTCTAAGGAAAATGCGCAGGTTGAATGTTTGCTGACCTATGATAAGGGTCTTGATCGTTATTATGGTCTACTAGACCTTGCCGAGAAGTATGGTATCTTTAAGAAGGTATCTACTCGGTATGAGATGCCAGATGGATCTAAGGTCTTTGGTAAGAACATTCTTGAAGACCCTGAGAAGTACTATACAGATGAAGTATTGAAGGCTATTGATGAGGCTGCAAAGAAGGAGTTTAGTTATGGAGCATCCGGACCCGAAGAATCACTTGAGGTGGAGTCTGGCGAAGAGTAGTTTTCGCATTCTAGCTGGCGCTGTCCTTGTTGGGCAGTATGTAGTGATGGCTGGCTTGTTGTTGATTGTTGCTGAAATTTTGGGTATAGTAGAAGAAATTGTATGATTGAAAATTATATTATCTCTGCATTAGTTCAAGAAGGAGAGTTTGCCAGAAAGACTCTTCCGTTCCTGAAGAAAGATTACTTTTCTGATGAAGGTCAGAAGGTTGTCTTTGAGCTTGTTAAGCAATTTGTAGAGAAGTATAATAAGACACCTAATAAGGCCGTCCTTAGTGTCGACCTCGATGAACTCAAAGGCTTGAACCAGACCACCTACGAGCAAGCCAAGGAGTGTATCAAACTAATAGGAATGAATCCAACAGTCGACGAACAGTGGCTGTTAGACAATACTGAGAAGTTTTGTCAGGATAAGGCAATCTATAATGCCATTATGGATTCAATCAAGATTATGGATGATAAGAAAGAGCAGCAAAGTAGAGGTGCAATACCAAAACTACTTTCCGATGCTCTTGGTGTGTCATTTGACCAAAACATTGGCCATGACTTCCTAGAAGACTCTAATAGTCGGTTTGATAACTACCATAAGAAAGAGAAGAGAATTCCTTTCGATATTGAGTTCTTGAATAAGATTACTAAGGGCGGCCTTCCTCGTAAGACCCTAAACATTATCTTGGCTGGCACTGGTGTTGGTAAGTCGTTGGCGATGTGCCATATGGCTGCCCACAACTTATCCTCTGGCCAGAATGTTCTATACATTACGATGGAAATGGCTGAAGAGAAGATTGCTGAAAGAATTGATGCTAATCTTCTAGATGTTACTCTAGATGAGCTTGCTGTCCTCACAAAGGAAGCCTATCAGAAGAAGATTGATAGGTTTAGAAATAAGACTACTGGTAAGCTAATCATTAAAGAGTATCCTACTGCGTCTGCCGGTAGTGCAAACTTTAGACATCTGATTAATGAATTGAGATTGAAGAGAAACTTCAAGCCTGATATCATCTATATCGATTACTTGAATATTTGTAGTTCTTCTAGATTAAAGGCTGGTGCCAATGTCAACTCTTATACCTATGTCAAGGCTATTGCTGAAGAGTTAAGAGGACTTGGAGTAGAGTTTGATGTTCCTATTGTCTCTGCTACTCAGACGAATAGAACTGGATATACTAACACCGATGTTGGCCTAGAAGATACTTCTGAGTCGTTTGGTCTTCCTGCTACTGCTGATATTATGATTGCTCTTATCGCTACTGAAGAGTTAGATAAGCTAAACCAGATTATGGTTAAGCAGTTAAAGAATCGTTATAGCGACCCAACTAAGTTTAAGAGATTTGTTGTTGGAGTTGATAAGGCCAAGATGAAGCTATATGATGTGGAAGGTAGTGCGCAGCACAACATTATGGATGCTCCCGGTTCCCACTACAGTACGGAGTTTGAACCCTCCAGAACTGCAGAGAAATTTGGTAAGTTTGATTTTAACTAAGTAAATCAACAAGTTACGAGTCCTTATAAATCAATAGGTTATAACTCTGCAGTATTTGCTGTTGTCTTTTCTACAAATTTGCGTATAGTGGACGCATATGTTGAACACTACACTGGAACAGAAGTCAGCCCTCGCCAGGCTGTTGGCCACTGAGAACCTCAGGGTCAACTACTCTCCTAATTACCCAACTGCGTTCTTCGATCTGAAGTCACGCACGATTCACATTCCTCTGATTGGTGGCATTGATGAAGACCTTCTTGACCTCTTTGAAGGTCACGAAGTCGGCCATGCCATCGATACGCCTGAGGAAGGCTTCCATTCTGCTATCAAAGAGAATGAGCAGTATGGCAATGCCTTTAAGACCTACCTTAATGTTGTAGAAGACGTTCGTATCGAGCGTAAGATGAAGGTTCGATACCCTGGCATCAAGCGTCCTTGGATCAATGCCTACAATAAGCTCGTTGACCTTAACTTCTTTGGTGAGCAGATCGCCGAACGAATCAATGGTATGGAATTCATCAACCGTCTTAACATCTTTGCTAAGATCGGCTCCCGAGTCTACGTTGAGTTTGATTCTGAAGAGAAGGCTCTTGTTGATGAGGCGTTTACTCTTGAGACATGGGAAGATGTTGTGGCATATGCGAACAAGATCTTCAACCGTCAGTCTGAAGAGAATAAGAAGCAGGCTGCCAATCCCCAACCTGACCAGAATGGGGTGAAGGGCGAGAGCAAGGAGAAGGGCGAGAGCAGCGAAGGCGTCTCGTCTGAAGATTCTGACCAGGATCAAAATCAGGAAACTGAAGGCGCTTCTACTGATGGTGATTCTGAAGAAGGCGAAGAACCAGGTTCTGATACCGAATCGGATGAAACTAGCAACAAGGGAGACGCAAGCGGTGTAAAGGCTTCTGAGACGGATGAAACTTTCCGTCGTAAGGAGCAGGAGATGTACGATAAGGCTAAGAAAAAAGCTGAGCTCAATAAGTACAATCAGCCCGGCCGCATCGAGTTTTCAAAGACACCTTATGACATGTTCTTGCTCGAGGCTAATTATTATACTCGGGTCCTTGATATAGGTCTTCGTTTTCTGCATGACAAAGTTGCCGATCAGAAGCCTTCAGGCTATAATGAGAGTTTGATGCGTGAGCCCAGCTATGATGCTATCACAGCTCAATTTTTGAACGAGCATCGTAAGCAGAATGCTGCCTATACGAACTTCCTGATTAAAGAGTTTGAGATGCGTAAGAATGCTCGCATCCTGAATCGGGGTAAGATTTCAAAGTCGGGTAAAGTGGATATCAATCGAATCCACAAATATAAGATCTCGAACGATGTCTTTGCTCGCATAACATCCTTCCCTGAAGGCAAGAATCATGGTATGTGCATGTACATCGACCTTTCTGGTTCAATGGCTGATACTATCGGCGGTGTGATAAACCAGGCTCTTATTCTTTCCGACTTCTGTAAGAAGGTTGGTATTCCATTCCGAGTGTTTGGGTTCTCCAATGACGATAAGGCGTGTAAGATTCTTTGTGAACGAACTAAGGTCACGCACGAAGAACGGTTTCATATCATTAACAAGTTGGGTGGGTTTAAGTTCCACAATAATTATGTGTTGAAGGAGTACATTTCGAGCGAACTCCGCCCTGCCGACTATAAGATTGCGTTCAACAATCTTCTTATGTTGAAGGCTATTCACGAAGCTCACGAATCTCGTCTATATCCACGATATGCTGGTGATGGCAAATATAGCGAGATCTCAGATCAACTCCGTCAGTACTCTGTCCAGGATATTGGTGAAGGTCTCTCTTCCACTCCCCTCAACGATTGTATT